CGTTGTGTTGCCGGTGACTGCTAGTGCAGACAATGTACCCAAACTGGTAATGTTGCCTTGTGCTGCATTGGTCACTGTGGCCGCTGTGCCAGCACTACCTGTAATGTTGATTGTGTAGCTGCCGCTTAGTCGATCACTAGACACAGTGCCTGATGTTAGAGCATTGGCATTGATATTGGTAGTGATTAGTGTGCCAATGTTGGCAACGCCTGTGGTAAAGATGTTGCCAGCATTGACGTTACCAACTGCACTAACATTACCAGTAGTAGCGTTAACATTGCTACCTGACACATTGCCTGTGGCAGACAGTTGTCCTGTTAGCAATTGGCCACCAGTGTAGAAAGTTAAAATGCTTACACCAGCAACAACACCATCAATATTGCCATTAGCGCCTATAATTGTTAAAGTTGTGGTTCCGTTTTGTAAACCTGATGCTACACCAATGTTTGATGGAACATCTGTTAAGAAAAAACCATTACCAAAAATATAACTACCGCTAACATTACCAGTAGCAGTTACGTTAGCGATAGCAATTACATTGCCGCCAGCAACATTACCAGCCGATATAATATTGCCAATAGATGATACTAATCCAGCAGTAAGAATGTTGCCGCCACGAACGTTACCTACTGAACTGATATTGCCAGTGGCGGTGATAGTACCGGCTGTGAGCAAATTGCCGCCAATGACATTGCCTTGAATTGATCCAAAGCCAATTACAGTTAAATCACCTGTGGCTGAAATGGCTGCATCACTGAGTAAGTTACCACCACGCACGGTGCCTGTGGTTGATATGGCACCATTGGCAGTAACACTGCTTGTGGTGATGTTGTTACCAAAAATATTGCCAGTTGCTGTGATCAAGCCGCCCGTGATCAAGTTTGCGCCAGTTACATTGCCAGTAGCATTGACAATGGATGTGTTAACATTGCCACCTGTAATGTTGCCCACTGCGGTAATAGTAGTACTGGCATAGATATTACCAGTTACTGCTAAGTTTGCATCTGGATTGGTGTTAGCAATACCAACATTACCTGTGCTCAACACAATAACTTTAGTTGATATTGCGGCACCGTTAGTTGACGTTAAAATATGAACATCTGCGTTACCTGTCACACCACCAACATTGCTGGTTATTGATCGAATTGCAGATGTTGTTCTTGCACCTAGTGTAATATCAGAAGTATACCATTCAATTGACCCAATGGTTTGATTAGTTGCTACTGAAGCATCAGTATCTAAAAATATCAAAGTTGGTTGAGCAACACCTGAATCTCTTGTTACAACTAGATTGCCATTGGAAATTAAGTTACCACCTGTAATGTTGCCACTAGCACTTAAACTCGCTAAACTAAACGAACCTGTTAAGGACAAGTTGCCAGCTGCAATATTACCAGCAACATTTAATCCAGTAGTAGTAAACACTGCCACATTGCTAACGCCGCCAATTGTGACGTTGGCATTTCCGTTAGGAGATTGGATTTCAAATGACGATGTACCGTTAAATAATTTGTCGCCTGAAATGTTACCCGATAGCGTAGCGTTTCCGCTAACTGACAAATTACCATTGATAAAAACGGTAGCGGCATTGGCAACCGGGCCTGCAAAGGTCACAAGACCATTTGAATCAAGAGTTTGAATTGTGTAGTCGCCGCTGACACGCTTGTAGGTAGCCATTTAGAGTTCCTTTGTGTTATTTATACGGTTTAAGAACTCTGCCATATCCATGGTTCGGAAGTTTTTAACAGCGTCAAACTCAGGTATAGCGGCTGTAGTACCGCTCATTACACGCACAAAAGGTATTTTAGGGAAATCACGCATGATTGTAGTCAACTGGCGTACCCAATTGCCAGTAAATGTTGGTGGTGCTGAGCTCTTTTTATAAAACTCTGTGTCAGCATACACATTGTTAAATTTAGTATGAACTGGACCCATGTCAAACCCAATCAAGTAGATTATTACAGCATTATCAAAGGCAGCAATACTGGCTGCTATTGGGCCTGAACTGTAACCGTAGTACTTTTGTGGTACAGGCAATGCACCAGATCCTGGAGTGGGTTTTCGAGTATAAAATTTATGTTCTCGAGCATAGCCTGAATCTTGTATGCGTTCGCTGATGGGCCGATCTGTGCTGATCAATGCTGTGGGTTTGAAGTCTCTGTACAAGGCATTGCACCCGTAAATAGGACCAAAATGCTTTAAATTTTCTAAGTCTACTTGTTGTCTGCTGACTCCGTTACCCAATACAAATGCTCTGCTCATAAAAAATCCCCCCAGTAATTATCTGAGGGGATGGATGAGTTAAATCAATTAGGAAGTAACGTTGTCAACAATAACCACGTCCAGCAAGTTCTGTTGTCCAGTAACGTTGTTGGCAGCAGTTGTACCAGACTTGATAACTGTACCTTCGTCTGTGAAGAAGTTGGCAGAGAAGCGAACATCGTTTGTGACTTCAGCTTGTGAGAATCCTGAACCGCCAGCAAAGTCCAACAAGAATTTGTTGGTCAATTTGCTGATTGGGGTAGCTGTAGAATCATTGTTGGTATAGGTAATAGCCATCAACCCAGCAGCCGGGGTAACGTCGTTGTCTAGCACACAAATTCCCACGCTGTTGGCAACACCGTTGCCGCCGCCATTGGCGCCTGTTGCTGTGAAAATTCCGCCTACAGCAATGTCAGCTTCTGCACCAATTGATTGCCAGTTAGTAGATCCCAGTGTGGTCACTTGATATGCTTGTCCAACCACAAAGTTGCCGTCGTTGACTGCTGTAACAGATCCAACTAGATACTTGCGAGAACCTTTTTGACGGATAATGTAGCCTTGGGCAACACCAATGCCTGAACCAGAAGGGTTGGCAATGTTGACAATAACGTCAATTCTGGGGTTGGTAGCTGTCGGAGTATCAGTCGCGGCTGCACCACCTACCACGCCCAAATACTGTGCGTCGGTCATGTTGCCAACTGAGTTTTTAACTGGATTGGTCAAGCTACCAAAGTTAGGAAAGCCTAGATCGATGCCTACGCTGGCACCACCATTACCGGAACCGGTAGATATTTTTTGAATTTTTAGAGGACGTCCCATTTGTTTTCTCCTTACAGAAGTCCGATGCGGGTTCTAGCCGCTACGCTGTGGGTATTAATCTCAGCATAAAACACCGTATTGTGTTGACAAGTATTTATGAAAAATGTAAAATAGTATCATACCGGAGTGTAAATACCCCATGGACATCAATCAAATTATAGAACAAGGCAATCAATATCGTGCCGACAACCAACCTGAGGCTGCATTACAATGCTATGCCGAAGTGATGCATCAGGATCGTCGAAGTGCTGCCGCTTTCAACAACTACGGCAATGTGTTACGTGAAGTAGGCGAGCCAGAAGGCGCAATACCATTTTTGACTAGAGCAATACAACTAGATCCCAACAACATTACAGCACAGTTTAATCTTGCTGTGGCACACTTGTTGAATGGCAACTATGCACAAGGATGGCCTGCGTACGAGGTGCGATTCAATTATGAACACTTGGCTGGTACATTTCCAAAATTTGAACAACCTCGCTGGACTGGACAAGATCTCAAAGGTAAGACTATTCTTGTAATAGGCGAGCAAGGACATGGAGACAACATTCAGTTTGTGCGTTTTTTGTACAACTTGCATGTGATGGGTGCAGAAATTATTCTACAGGTCACAGACGGACTTGTGCCTATGTTGAGTGGTAGTCCCATAATCAAACGTGTGTCAGGCTACGACTACTCAATAACAGATTTTGATTACTGGGTACCTATCATGAGTATTCCTGGGGTGTTGGGTATTACGCTACAGAACTTACCCAGTCCAATGAATTATCTAAATGCTGATGGTAGATTGCAACAACAATGGCTACAAAAGCTAGGTCCAAAAAAACGCATGCGTGTGGGCTTTAGCTGGAGCGGGCGCAGAGATGCCTGGCTAAACCGGCACAAGGGCATGCCGTTTGAAGACATGCTAAAAATGATTCAAACAAATCCCCAGTATGAATGGATTAACTTGCAAATAGATGCCACTGATGAAGAAACTGCAGCCTTGGAGTCTGCTGGTGTCACAATGTATCCTGGCAGTATTCAAAGTTTTGCTGACACGGCTGCACTGATAGTAAATCTTGATGTTGTGATCAGTGTGGATACTGCTATTGCCCACTTGTCAGGCGCACTAGGTCGTCCAACTTGGATCATGCTCAACTGGTTTGCTGTAGACTGGCGCTGGTTGTTGAATCGCGATTCCAGTCCATGGTACTCAACTGCACGATTGTTCCGTCAACCCGCCATGGGCGACTGGACTAGTGTAACCAAGAAAGTCAGCCAGTACCTTTCTTGGTTTAAAGTTTAAAGACTATTGTACCAACTGGCCAGGCGTGGGTATGTTTCTACAAAACAATTTCCACGTCTTTCGTCAAACTGTGTAAAAAATGTTTTAAAATCTCTACTTAGATCGTCGATATCAAAGGTAACAGTCTCTTTGTCAAAGTCTCTTCCTTTGTCCCAGTTTTTAACATTTTCTCTGTGTGGTACTTCAGCGGTGGCCACATAGTGTATAAATCTGTTGATGTGTACTAAATCAAATTCGTTGAACCACTTGAGGTTGTCAGGGTTGTCCATGTAGTCTTGAATTTCTTTGCTGTACTCTTTGCGCAGTGCCATTGGCAATATAAACAGATTCTGATATGTAGGAAATCTCACAGGAGTTATACTGTAAAAAACTGCATTTGGAGATCCAGCAGTTTCTTTCTGTTCTTTAACCCAGTTTAAAAATCCCAAGAAGCCGTCAATAGCAGGTGCATTCACTGTGCCCATGATAAAAATTGGATTCTTGATCAATGGCGAATCACGAATAATTTCAAAGTTGCGAACAAAAGTTTCCCACTCAAGTCCGTCGCGCACATAGGTACCTTTGTCACCGAGTGCTTCACCGCTGGTGGTGATTTCAAAATCCATACCAGTTTTTTCTACAATTTCCAAAAACTTATAAACTTTTTCTGTTGGAAAACCTAGATTGGTACAGATACTGATCTTGGCATTGGTTTTGAATCGTCCGTCAAGTAGCATGTCAAAAAAGTCCCACAGGTACCCACTCATGAATGGCTCGCCACCTGTGATCTTGAATGTTTTAACAGACTTGTGTAGACTCTGTTCCCACCACTTGAAAAATGCATTGATGTAGGGATTGTCTGATCCGTAATCAAACCCATCGTCATCATAGCTAGGAAGTCCGTGCTGGTTACGAATGTCAGTTTTTATGTCCAAGTAAGGACCGTTCTTTTTTAAATCTTTGACCCAGGTGGTGCTGGCACCAGGCCAACAGTAGGTGCAGGCCATTTGGCAAGTTCTATCAAATGCAATTTCAATATAGTCTAGATCAACGTCTGCGTCCCAGGGTGCATCAAACACACGTTGTAGGTCTTCTTCAGAAGAATGATGACTCAAGAACGCACGATCACCAATGATATCTGGGTGCATCTCTTCATAGGTCCAGCAGTACTGACAATTCAATGGCTTTTCGCCTAACTGCATCATTCTGCGTTCTTCTTTTTTTATCTTGGTGTTGTGTATGGCACTGGGGTTGGTTTTGATTTCTTCAATATCAATGTTGTGCCCGGGATTGTGGTGACAACTTGATGTTCGTCCAGGACGTAACCATATGGTTGAGTTGAGCCATTTTGCACCACAAAAACTAGGACTCTTAGAGTCTAGTACACGTATTTTCCAACTTTTAATATCTTCATGTTCCATGCCGATATTTAGCCAACAAAAAAGCACCCGGAGGTGCTTTCTTGATTTGAGTACAATCTCTGATTAGGAGAAAGACAAGTTGGAAACAGCAATCTCACCAACGTAGTCACCAGCATTACCGAAAGATGATGCAGTGTTAGTTAGTTCGATGTAACCATAACGTGTCATGAATGACACGACTGGTTCGAATGTTGTTGGATCCAATACAACACCACTGCTCATCAATGGAATGTATGGGCAGTAGAATGCAGGAGCGTCAGCTTCTGAAGAACCCTTGTAACCAACCAACACAGGAGTTGTGTCGCTTGCATAAGAGTCAACGAACACACGCATAGCGCCGTTCAATGTACCAACAAACTTGGTGTTTGTAGGTGCTTCAAAAGTACCTTCTGTTGTGCGAGCAAAAGCAGAAGTAGTTGCAGATTGCAACACTGTCAATGCAGCACTAGATACAACAGCGTAGTTACCAGCGCCACGACGTGTACGTTGGGCGATCAAGTTAGCAACACGGTTGATCAAAACTGCCAATGCGGCATGTTCGTCACCAACGAATGTAGCTGTACCAGAAACGGTAGCTTGGTTGTATGTGAACTCAGTAGCAGCCAAACTACGCAGACTCAAGAGAATCTCTTGGTCAATTTCAGCTGTAATTTCTTGAGCCAAAGCAGCCATGATTTCTGCTTCAACGTCAATACCGTGCATGGCTTGTGCGTCTTGTGCAGATTCAAATGTCCAACGAGCTTGCAATTTGCGAGTCTTGGCTTCAACAG